CGCAGTTCACCGTTGCAGCAACCGCTGGCGGCACTCTCATCACGGGATCGGCAACGGTTATAACAACATCAGGAACGACCACAACAACCGCCCGCCAAACCGCGCCGATCTCAGCAACTGCAAGCGCAGCAGATGTGCAGGCAGCATTGCAAGCGCTTGACTCGATTGGATCTGGTGGCGTAGTCGTGACAGGAATCCCAGGCGAGTATTTTGATATCACCTTCTCAGGCGCAAAAGGCCAGGCCGATCAGCCGCAATTCACAGTTGAGAACGGCACCACCGCCAAACCCGGCAAAACCGCCGATGTGAATTTCGCCACTTTTGCTCTACGCGATCTTCTCGGCAATAGTGCCGCCGTCGATCTCGATCTTGAGTTGGAACTCACAGAGAGCGGCACTCGCCAGACGGTGATCTTGCAGGCTTGCTCGGTGGCGGAAGAGTTGATTGATGCGGATTCGTTCTCGCCGGTGCCGCAGTTTAATCTGCCGATCAATACGGTAAGCGTGACGAGCTACACGCTCGCGCAATCCGATGCTTATGGTTTGATCAATGCCACCACGGGAATGACAATCACCGTGCCGCCATTCAGCACAGCGGCATTCCCGACAGGCTCGCAGGTTCTCATCTACCGCTCGGCAATCAGTGCCGTAGCGATTACCGCAGGCTCTGGCGTGACGATCAATGCGCCGGGCGGGGCGGATGAAGTCGCAAGTCGATACAGCATCGCAACCCTTCTCAAGCTCGGCACCAACGAGTGGGTGCTTGGCGGTGATATTTTCTGATGATTGCATCCTTCCCATTTCTCGCATCATCTTTTGATAACGATGCGCGAACCTTCATAAACACAAGCGGGGCCGCCGATCGCGCAGCGATCAATCATTTCGTCAAAGGCATTAAACGGCTTGGACTCTGGAGCAGTATGGTTTGCTGGCCGCTCCGCTCCGCGCAGAACGCAGGCACGGGATCAACGGCCTACTCACTCGGCGGGCTTGGAACCTACAATGGAACACTGGTGAATGGGCCGACCTGGGGAGTAGATGGCGTGGATTTTTCTGCCGCAACATCTCAAACAAAAACCGACGCGCTTGGTTTGCCGACATTTCCCATGTCTTCCATTGTTGTGGGACGGCGAGTTTCTGGAAGCGGAGGCGCTCAATGGGAATACATAGGCGTAACAACTAATCGATCGATTGCCAAGAGACCATATCAAAACAATTCGGCAGGCATTAGCATTGTCGGTGCTGGGTATATCATGCTTGTTGATGTTGGGGCGCAAGCGCTCACGGACGACTTTGAGGCCGTGACCGCCATCGTGCCAAGCGCAACAAACAGCGCCGCAGAGTTTTTCATCAATACAACAAAGCCCGCACAAACCGCAGGGGCAACAGCTTGGGGGGCAGGGGCAAGCTCGTCTGGATCGCTGCAAATGACAGGCGACTTGGTTTTCCGGTCTTCCTTTCACGCGACTTTCACAACGGCAATAAACAACGCCGCATTTTACTCGCTCTACAAATCCACCCTCGGCCAAGGACTCGGACTGCCATGACACAGCACCCACCAATGACACGCTACCGGGCGACAGAACTCCACGATAATGATCTGCCGTGGTTCTGCTGGGATCAGACCGCCACCGATCAAACCCGCCCGATGGAATGGGGCGTTACGCTTGTCCCAACGCCCGACGATGTTGACGATCCGGCCTATTGGGAGTGGAGCGCAATGCTGCCGCAGGGAACGCCACTCCCGCCGTGGATTGAAATTGTTGAACCATGAATGAACACCCTTTCCTAATCGCCACCGCAGGAACAACGGCATCCGGCGTCTCGCTTTTCATTTCCCTTCTTCCCCATCTCACAGCAGGCGTGCAATTCGCGACCGCTTGCTTTGGGTTAGCCGCCGCGATTTGCACGGCGGTTTACATGTCGCGAAAACTGAAAGGCCAAAAGAATGAAATTGATTGATACAGCACTTAACTATCTCGGGCAGAGTTCAACCTGGCGCGGGATAATTCTTATCGCGGGCAGCTTTGGGATCGTCCTTGAGCCGCAACTCGCCAACCAGATAGTGGCAACCGCTATCGGCGCTGTGGGATTAATAAATCTCCTGCGCAATAGCGGCAAAAAGAAATGATCCCGCCAAGCAACTTGGCCACGGTGCTTGCTGTCGCATTTCTTATGACGGCTTGCCTACTGGCTCTGTGTGGCTGCGAGACGCTGCGATTCGGGGTCTCTACAGACTACGGAACCTTCAGCTACGAACTGCCGAAACCACGATCAACAAAATGACCGCGCAACATTTGCGCTTCCAGAAATTTCTTGACCGAAACAAGATCGTATATTTTTCGGCGAGAGAGGTTCTGTATCTCGGCGCGATGAATGCTTACTTGCGCTGCAATGCGATTCCAGAGGAATCGTTGTGGCCAAATATCATCCCCGCACTACGAGCCGCTGATGAGATTCGCGCGCGCGTGGGCGTGCCGCTGAAGATTCTTTCGGCCTATAGGAATGAAAACTACAACCGCGCCATTGGTGGCGCGAAGGGTTCGTTCCATACTCAATTCCGCGCGCTCGATTTGACGGCCCGCATAGCGATCCCTGATCTGCATCGCGCCGCCATTGCCGTGCGCGAGGCCAAGATTTTCGATGGCGGCATTGGGCGATACCCCGGATTCATTCACATAGACAATGGCCCGCACAGGAACTGGAATGGCTAAATCAGCACCAAAAGACCGAAAAGACGTCTTGGAGGATGTGAGGAAAATCCTTGCCGAGAATTTTGATTGCGGCCTTGTCATCGTCTCTTGGGAATCACAGGGCGAGACTTTTCACATGGAAACCAAGTGGGGCAATGACTACGCCACGCGCACGCTTGCAAGGGATGCCGATGAAATCTTGTGGCCCTGCGAGGACGAGGATGAAGAGGACGAGGAGGAGGAAGAAGCGTGAGGGGATGGAAGAAGTGGATGGCAGTATCTTGCTCGCACGGCGACTGCATCGACAATGAGGCCCGTGAGGCCGTTCTGACATTCCGCGACCGATTCAAGCCTGACACGATCCTGCACCTTGGCGACTTCATCGATGCCGCAGCCTGCCGTAGCGGGGCGATGAGTGATCCCAACGCAAAAGATCGGGCGGCAAGTGTGGCAGAAGACTTGGCGGCTGGCGTGGATTTTCTGCAAGAGTTAAAGCCAAACTTTATCTTGTATGGAAATCACGAGGCGCGGCTTTTCAAGCTCGCTGGCGGGCCGAATGCGCTTGCATCGCACGCCGCCACGCTTGTCATTGACGAGATCGAAAAGACAGCGAAGAAGCTCAAGGCGCGGCTCTATCCCTACCATATTCGCAGTTATGTCGAGCTTGGCGGAACGAAATTCCTTCACGGCTACATGTTCAATGTCCAAGCGATCCGCGACCATGCCGAAGCGTATGGCCGCTGCGTCATTGGCCACCTTCACCGAGTAGGGCAGGAGCGGGCGCGCACGCTTGACGGTGTGAGTGGATATTGCGTTGGGATGCTGGCGCGTTTCGACATGGAATACGCGGCAACGCGCCGTGCGACATTGGCCTGGAGCCAAGGTTTCGCCTATGGGCATTACAAAGACGAACACATGACAATAAATTTATGCGAACGAACAAAAGAAAATCCGTGGATACTGCCGCTTTGACGGCAGCATGGAATGCGGCATTTGAGGTTGCGAAAATCGAGAGGCTTGAGGACTACGAGGCCGAAGGGTGGATGTGGTCTGTATCGTTTGCCGAGAAGGCAGGCATCAGCCGGGGATCGGCCAAGCACCGGCTCGAAAGAATGCACGCCGCTGGTAAATTGGAGGAAAAAAGAATTCGCGTGACCTATGGCGGATATGCGCGAAACATCTCGATCTATCGCCCAAAGCTCTAATGCCAGAGCGGCCCCACGGGTTTCTTGAAATCGTCAAGAAAATAATTTTCATGGGGACGAAGATTTTTGTTTACATCCGGGCGGGAATGTAGAGAATCCAACTCAAGCAAGCGGGGAACCGCGAGCGAAACCAGAAACAGAAAACCTAAATAGAAATAGAAAAATGAAAGTCCAAGAAAAATTCAAATCAATCTGCAAATCTCTAAACGACACTGGATGCGGTGAAATTCAAATTTCAGAGAGAACAGGATTCCATGGAGCCAAAGCAACTGAGGCAACTTTTGTTTGCCGGCATATTTTCATTTCAGTAATGCTCCATCCTGCCGGATATTTGCACCCTCGCACTTCTTGCAAGGTTTCAGCTTTTGTAAAAGGTAAAAAGACAGACTTGCGTTCTGCCTTTTTTGCAATTCGCAATAACATCTAACAACCCCAAGGCGCAGGTTCCACCCCTGCGCCACCAACCCCAACCCACAGACATGAACCTTTATTATTGCCAAGCTACATCCATACTCGGCATTTTCGGCGACCATATCTGGGCAGATAGCAAACTCGCCGCAGAACTTGCCTTCCAGAACCTTCACCATTGCTGGCCCCACTATGTCATTTGCGAGAGGAGGGCCAAATGAGCCAGAGCGATTTCATCATTACCTATCTGCTCGCCGGCATTCTCATGTTTGCCTGCGGCTATCTGCTCGGATCGATGCGTGCCGAATCTCGCGCCGAGACAATGCGGCGCTGGTGGTTTGAGCGCGAGCAACGCCTAAAGAACTGGAAAGAATGACACCCACAGCAAAAGATTGGGTGATCATCGCGCTCATCATGCTCGCGACCTTCTCCGCTGTATTCGCGCTGGCCGTCAGTAGCTCAACGCGCAAGCCGGATTTCAACCGATGCCCACTGTGCAACTCCAAACAGAACCTAATAATTGAACTCTAACCAAAAAGGCAAGCGAGGCGAACGCGAAGCCGCACAGTTTCTCGCCAACGAGGGCTTCCCCGCTCGCAGGGGCCAACAGTTTGCAGGTGGCACAGACTCGCCAGACATCATCTGCGAGACCCTGCCAGGCATTCATTTTGAGGTGAAGCGCACCGAGCGTGGGAATCCCTATGATTGGATCAGCCAAGCGCAGCGGGATGCAGGCTACAAGCTGCCGGTGGTATTGCATCGGCGCAACGATCACGAATGGCTGGCGATCATGCCTGCCAAGGATTTCTTCCGCATTGTGCGGGAGAGCAACTTTGCCGTTTCGCCTGCGGCAGAGTCGAGTGAATAAAAGGCGAAAATAGAAAGAAAAATAGAAATGAAAATAACATCAGGCAAACAAACCCGCGCCCAGCGCGTGGTAATCTACGGCGTCGAGTCGGTAGGCAAATCCACCTTCGCCGCACAATTCCCGAAACCATTGTTTCTCGATGTCGAAGGCGGCACGGCTCACCTGGACACCGATCGCGTGGAGATCGCAACCCTAGCAGAACTCGAATCCGCCATTCGCGAATGCCAGACGACAGACTATCAGTCGGTGATCATTGATTCAGCAGACTGGGCCGAGCGCCTTGTGCTTGAAGGCATGTTGGCGCAAGACAAGAAAAAGTCGGTTGAAGATTATGGCTATGGCAAAGGCTTCGTGATGCTGGCCGAGAAGTTCGCGCGCCTGCTCACCGCCGCAGATCAGATCGTGGCCGGTGGCAAGAATGTGGTATTCATCGCACACTCGAAAGTTCAGCGAGTCGAGCCGCCGGATATGCTCTCGGCTTACGATCGGTATGAGCTAAAGCTTACCAAGCAAAGCGCGCCGCTTCTCAAAGAGTGGGCCGACGAGTTGTGGTTCTTTAAGTTTAAGACCAAGACAGTCGAAAGCGAAAGCGGGCGCTCGAAAGGCATCGGCGGCAAGGAGCGCATTATTCTGACCACTCACAGCGCGGCCTACGATGCGAAGACTCGCAGTGGGCTGGCGGAAGAGTTGCCAATGGCTTGGGATAGTGTGGCGCATTTGTTTGCGAAGCCGGTAGCAAAGGTGGCAGAACCTGCCGTCAAGATAATCGGCAAGGAGACAACTGAACTTCGCGCACAACTTGAGCATCACGAAGACA